TGGCAGCGAAAACGTCGAGGGCAGTGCCGAGATCTACACATAGCAATATCAGCCACTTAGCCTTTACCCTCTAGTACTTCTTCAATTTCAAATGTTCCATCGTCGTTTAATTGAGTTAAGCGATAAATTGCATTAGGTAAACTCGCAGATTGCCCGACTTCCATTTGAAAGCCAATTTTTGTATTGCAAGTAATTCCATCCTCAAATAAATCCCTCACATCACAATAACCCCCGTCACCTTGATCTGCGTCCCAAAATGTAGTTGGTATTTTTGCACTAGCTAACTGTTCTTTCATATTATCGTGCGCCCACTCGTTGGCGTCTGACTTAATTTTTAAATCAGCGTATTTCTCTGACAATCGTAATATATGCCCAAGTAGAATTTGTTTTTCTGTTTTTAAACCATCAATCTCTTTCAACTGGTCTATCTGCTTTTCTATGTCTGCGAGTGAGCGGTCTGGTGTGGCATATGTTGGATACCATCTTTTATCTTCACTATCCCACTTTTGCCATTTAATAGCGGCTGCTTGATTGCCGATTACACGTTTAAAGTAATCAGGCTCACTACTAGCATGAGTAGCCCCATCAGGCTTACCCCTACTAATACTTTGTAGCGTTTTTAGTTCAGACATTATTTAATTCCACAAATTTTCTATTCATTAATATAAAAGCATCTGGGGTTACAGTAATGCTACTCTCAAATGAAACTACCGCGTCACTAGCTTTCTCAGCTTTACTTCTATAAACCTTTTCAATATCACCTTCTGTATATCGAATTTCAAAATTCCATTTATCATTGATTTTATTAACTAAATTTTTTAATTCACTCATCAGTCTGCACTCCCTAACCTAATGTTATATTTATTAAGCTAAAAAATTTATACCAATTAAAAATGGCCACTAGGAAAACACAAAAAACTGCTACCCATTCTACCTTATTCATTCCTCCACCCAATGCTGACAGATATACATAAGCAAAAGGGAAAGCTGTTATTGCCACGCTAAATAGAAGCCAAACAATTAAACCTATAATTTCTAACATCAGTCTGCACTCCCTCTGCAATAGCCATCACGTATCAAGCTCGCGTGGAAATCTTCAAAGTTTATCGATTTAACATAAATCAATTTAAAATCAGTAAGTGATAGCGGCTTAACTTTGGATTTTGTGTAGCCGTTGTCGTAAAGGTCAATAGTGTACTGTTTGACACAGTTTTTATAATCAGGTAACCATTCATCAATATTTTCTCGGTGAATACTAAGCATTTCATCAATTGCTTTTTGCCGTCCGGCTTCTTTTGGGTTTGGGTTTGGGTTTGGGGTTGGTTTAAATACATAACAAAGAGTAGTAAAACAAAACTCCTCATTGTTTAAGTCTGTACCCATTACTAATGTTTTTCCTACATAGTCAACGCAAATTGTATTAATTATGTGCTCGTAACTTCCGCTAAAGACATCAACTTTATCACCAACACTCGGCAACCCTTCAACATCCCAATTAAGCGGTGTATCTTTTAAATTTATTTTTCCGTACATAACTTACTCCATAGACGCTTAACACAATTACAAAGGCCAGCAAGAAAGGCGGCTATTGCCAAACCAAGCACAAGCATTGAAAAGTTAAAGTAGAAATGAGCCTTTTCGAAAAACTTCATTTCACCAGGTTCTAAATTATTCATAAGCCCACCACCAAAATTATTATTAGCATGACAAGCAAGCAGGTGGCTGACATAACCCAGCGGCCATTATGATTATTCATCTCATTCTCTCGCTTGCTTTGAGGTGAAGTTTCGCAATCAACAACCCTGTTTGTCTCGCTTCAGTATGAAATTTGCTCATTCCAAATCGATTAATGACCGCGTTCTCAGCCATAGAAACCAACATGAGGTTACCTATGTCCATATTGGTCTTATCTAAGTCTTTAAATGTAACCATGTGAGCCGGTGGTATTGGTCCGTTATGCTCGGCGTAAATTATCCGCTGCTTTAGGGACCAGATATTAGGATTCATGGTTTTAACCTGTATATAACCATCAACGGTAGTTCTTTCACTCCCTAGGGGCTTTTGGTTAATTGCATTCTGACCAGGCTTGAATTGTGTTAAGTAAGAATTACCACCTGGTTGATAAGAAGTTCCTTTATTCCAAGCCTCTTCTCCTTTAACAAAGTGGCCAGTACGTCCACATTTAAATCCGTAACGTTTACATAAACTCCCTAACTGACTCGATGTGCATTCCATTGAGAACCTCTTATTAAATCGCTTGGTAAAGGCTTCCGTATCAAATAATGGGTAATTCTTTTCGATCCAATTTAAATGAACATTAAGAAACTTACGTTTTGAACCATTTCCCTTTCTTCCTGCTAATATTTGATGGTTCTTAGTGCACGCTTTAAGTTGTCCTATCGTTTTATCCAATCCAAACTGCTTATTGAATAAGGGTGTTAAATCTCTAAGCATATGAAGCGGGTAGTGTGCACGTAGCCAAGAAATCATTTCAGCAGTAAAGTATTTCATTTTGTGTTAGCTATTAACGGTTTATCAAGAGGACGCTCATCGCTTAACATGGCCGGCAAATCTGCTGCTCGGTTCTCAGCTTTAAACTTAGCGGCATCGAGTACCAACTTGGCATTATTAACAATGGCAATCCCTATACCTTGAACCGCTTTACTGCGCGTAATCTCTTCTTTTAGTTCATCACCCTGCAAATTTGAATCATTCAAACGTTCAAGCTGTTCAAACAAATGTGTATTTAGGTCGCCTAACTGTGTTTTCATAGTGGTACTCCAAATATAGCCAGGCGCCATAGCGCTGCATCATTGTCTTTTTTGCCATAGCCCAACACTTTCAAGGTCCGATTGGGGGTAGCAAGAGTTTCAACCTCAAACTTAGGCGAAACATGGATCATATACATGATGTTTGCGGAGTAGATTGGCGTCATATCCAATTCAATCGCTAACTCAGCAGCGGTATATGTTTTCTGCGTTTTTATCATGTGGTCTGCAGCATCAAGCATTACACTCATGGGATATTCCTTACTGAATAGAGTTATACAACTCGTTAAAAGCGCGCTTTTCCAACAAATCAGCTATATCGTTACGAACTTTAGCGTCAGCCTTATCTTTAGCAGTAGAGGTATAACTTCTAGCCGCCACACCGGCATAACGTTTTTGAAACGCTATCTGATGCTTAGTTAAATTATTGTCAGTCATAGGTAAATCCTTAAAATGGCGCTTCATTATCATCAAAATCAGGCTCTTTCATTTGAGCTGGTGATTTAGCACTACCGTCACTGTTATGCCTGGTCGATGCTTTACCACCTGAGCTCGATTGCTTATTGCTCTGCCTTTGCTGTTGACCCTGATTGTTTTGAGCTGACTGATTACTGTTAAGCATTTTTAGTTCATCAACAATAATCTCAGTCGTATAACGGTCAGCGCCTTGCTGATCTTGCCACTTTCTAGTTCTGAGTTTGCCCTCAACGTAAATCTGAGCGCCTTGTTTAAGGTATTGACCTGCTACATTAGCTAAACCGCGATACATAGTTAAACGATGCCATTCAGTGCGTTCTTGCGGGTGGCCCTGTTGATCCTTCCAACTTTCGCCGGTGGCTAAACTAATATTTGCTACTGCATCACCATTGGGCATATAACGAACCTCTGGATCATTGCCAAGGTTACCTAGCAGAATGACTTTGTTTACTCCATTAGATGCCATTACGCTGCACACCTAATTGATTTATGCATTACAAACAAAAGATGCCGTAAACCGTTGTTACTGTCGGGCGTTGCTTTAACGTATGTTTGATTAAATGTCTGATCAAAAAGGTCGTGAACAACAATCAATTCATTCTCATCTGGTATAACACTGATGCTTTTAGATGAAAGGCGCAAAATAGAGGCCATTTCAACAACCTGAGCAACTAAAGTGTCAAACTCGACATCTAGTTCTTCTTGGTCTAAATGAAGCAACAAGAGCGTTCTTTCTAAGACTTTTGAACAAGAGTCCATTTTTTACCTTCCTTTGTTAAAAGTGGTGAAACAGTAAAGCGTTTCGTCGTTGTACTCATAAGCAGACCAACACAAGTAGCAACTGATAAAAGCTGAAAAGTTGGTTGAATTAATCGGTTTTGCTTAACCATCTTTAATCCTGCCAATCGTTAAAGCTGTTAATCATTTCATCTTCAGCTGAAATTTTACTTAAAATTTCGCACTTACAATCATCACAATGAAACCCGAACTTCCATTGCGTTGCATTAATCTGCTCACAATCTTCGCACTGGTCACGAATAGCCTTAAGAGGGTTTGTACATCCAAGAACGGTTGCAACATCTTTAGCCACAAACATAGGCTCACCCTCAACCTGTGTTGTTCTTATCTGGCAACTATTAAATTGGAATGGGGTTATGTTGTTCATGCAAATCTCTTTATTTATATTATCTACTTAATTTACTAAATAAATAAAATAAAGTAAAGATGATTTACTAAAATAATCGTAATAAATTTACTATTACTTTTAAATAGGCATAAAAAAACCCGCTTCAGCGGGTTCTTATTTACTTAATTTACTTTAATCAACGTCTTTTTCAACGAGCTTTTCGGACAAAATTACTTTTTCATCTTTATAAGTGACTCTAAAACCCATTATAGTTCCGTTAAAACTTTCTTCAATCTGTGATCCCGCTAGAGACCATAAGCCCAATGTAGCAACATCAGCTATCCCATGAGCAAACGCTCTAGTTCCTCTATTAGCTTTACTATATCCCTGTTTAAAGCTAAATAAATCTACTATATTAGAACCTGTTATTTTTGTATTCGCTGGCGCACCAAGTTCTAGTATTACCATATCTCTGTTGGTTCCAACATTAAGAACGGTTAAATCCTTTTTTTCAGGTTGATCCAATGCATTCTGACTGGCACACCCGCTAATTGCTAAAAATAATGTGAGTAGGACGACTTTTTTCATTTTTAAATTTCCTTTTTACCAATCGGAGATAGAGTGAAATATTCTACCTATAATTTTAACCAATTTACGTTCTTTAGCACTCAATACTTCGTCAGAATAATCAATAAGATTAAAACTACTTATTCTTACACCACCACCAGGCATTAAATACAATCGTTTTATTCGCAATAAACCATCATGATCTATTGCGTAAGTGTCACCGTCGTTAATAGAATTTCTACCCCTATCAACTGCAACAACGTCACCATTAGATAGCTTTGGTTCCATACTATCACCAGCAACCCGAACACAAACTGCGTTTTCTTGACTAACTCCCTTTCTTCTTAAAAAGCCTTTATTAAACCGTAATGTGGGTCCTTTAATTTCGTGAGAGTATTCCATACCACAACCCGCAGCTAATTCTATATCCATATAATATGGCACCTCCACTTCATTATCGTTTAAAGGAGTAAACCGGTCCCACGTAGTAACACTACCAAGTAAACCGTGAATACTCTCCCCATCAGATACGGATTGTTTTTCCGTAATGCTACTTTCCTTATCAAGCCAGAATTCAGGTTTATTAAAAGCCTTTTCTATTTTTCTAGCTAGTTTTGAACCTATATTTCTATCAGAATTTACATTTTTAATATGGCTTATTTGAGGTGCGCTAATATCGACCCTTTCACCAAACGTTGTTTGATCATTATCACATTCGCTTTGAATAAGCCACATCATGTTGCTTAGCCTTATATGCTTAATATCCATTAACTTTCCCCTCTGTCTTCTCATGACAAAGTATAACTTTCTTCATTATTAAGTGAATTACTAAAATAGTAAATAGACTTGACTTAATTTAGTTTAAAAGTAAACTGCAATTAAAGTATTTTATTAAATGGTGAAACATGACATTCGTAGAGTTAGTAAAAAAAACAAAATACAGCCCTGTTTATCTCGGCGAGTGCATCTTAAATAAACCCAATTCAAGACCTACTTGGCAGGCAAAAGAATACGGCTATAAGGTCACCGAAGCCGATATAAAAATTATTAATAAACTTAAAACTTCAAAGTGCTTTCGTGAAGAATTTGATAAGAAAATTAGTTCAGCCGCTTAATTTTAACTTTTTCATTTTTGACCCATTTATTTATTCAATACAGGAAGATTACAACACCATGAAAAAAGTTAACACGGCTATAGAATTGAAAAACTCACAGATACTAGATGAAGCTTGTGTGATCTTTCGTGGTCGTCACTGTATGGAGCGGGTGGCAACTAAAATGGCGATGAGTGCCAATGTATTAAGAAATAAATTTAACCCTGACAGCGAGTATCACAAGCTATCTCTACTTGAGTCTGTTGTTACAGCTGGCATCACTGGTGACGTATCAGTTTTACAGAGTGCGATCAGTATGCTGGGTTTTGGCATATTTAAGATTGATGAGCAGAAATCAGACTCTTCTATACTTCATTGTGTATTTTCATCAATAGGCGCCTCGGCCACTATCGCCAATCTTTATGACAAAGCCATGGCAGATGGCGTAGTTGACGATAAAGAACGCAATTCATTACTAAATGCAGTCACCGACGCAGAACGAAAGCTAAAAGAGCTTAGGGCCAAACTCACAGTTAAGGTCGCTTAATAATGCTTTTAATACCAATGCAAGCCGGTGGTGAGAAACCAAAGCGGATAAAGTTACTACTTAGTTTGTGCCAGTTCGGTACAGACACAGAGAGCGCTTTGATAGCTCACTTTGTTCGTGGTGAACCAATTAAGTTAGCCGCGTTCATGTATGACTTACTGAGGCCTAATCTAGCGCGGTCAATAAAGACATTGAACGAAGTAAATCAAATTGTAGAGCAGATTAAACACGATGATTTGTATCACTTAACTGATACAAAACCGAGAAGGTAACCACTCATGCAAATTAATAGAAGGGTAGCAGATACAAGATTCACGCGCTTTAAAGAAAAGCATCACTTTGGCATATCAGTAGCAGCGTTAGGTGGTCTTTGCGCACTGATGATTTTAATGGCAGTAATAATTTAAGGGTTTTATGAAGAATTATTTAGATGATGTGGTTGCCGCTACGGGTGATCAATGGGTAGGTTTTGTTTTTTCCAGCTTCTTAGTTTCAGCTTTAATTGTAATTTTAACTTTTGTCGTTTCAAACAAAACAGTTAGCTGTTACTACCCAGTTACAACAATACCAACTGAAGGAACTCAGGTTCTTTACAAAGTAAAAGCAGACATTAACTGGTCAATAGATGAAACCGCTTTTATTTCATCTAGGCCTGAGGATATGATTTTATTTATCTCACTCGTTAAAGAGTGTTCAGCTAAAAATTAAAGTAATAAAAAAGCCCTATCACTGCGCACTAACGCTAAGGGCTTAATTATCATCAACGGAGTGGATTATGAGCAGTACAGCAACAGTTGTCAACATAAACAGGGGTAAACGCGACATGCCCAGCAAGAATGGCTTTGTAAATATGTGGCGTGACGTCAGATTACAAAATTGGTATGGGGATCCAGTGGCTAATTCGATTTTTCATCATTTGATATACAGCGCTAGCCATCAAAACAGGGTGGTAACGTTTAAGGGTATCACCCTTCAATTACAGCCTGGTCAGCTGGCTATTACCATACCTATAATTCAGAAAACCTTTAATAAAGTAAACTCATCGAAAGTTGATAGAGTGTTAAAAATGTTTGAAAAGTTAAAGCAGATTAAGCATGAAAACATCGTTTCAAAAGGGCGTTCTATTGGTCAAAAAATAACCATTTTAAACTGGGAAAAGTGGCAAAATAGCGAAGTACCAAACGAAACACCAACTGAAAGACCAGACACATTGATTTTAAAGGCTCAAAGCACAGGTAGCGAAAGACCAAGCGAAAGACCAAACGAATTACTGAACAATAATGTTATTAACAATAATGATAAAGAGCATGCTTGTTTTGATAACAAGCCCTCGCATCTTCAAATTAGAAACAAAGCGTTTGAGCATTTCTGGAAAGTGTGGGGAAATAACAAAAAGCTAATTGGCAAACTCAACACAGCACCAAAGCAAACCACCAAGACCAAATTCTTATCCATCATGACTGAAAGCCATGTTAACAAAATGGGTGTAGAGCAGTTTAGAGCGGAAATAAATCAAATATGTGAACTGATTAACTTTGCACACAATGACATTGCCGAAAAGCAGGGGACCAAGCAGCAGAGCGATTTCTTTAATTTTGAATCAATGTACCCGGCCAAGTTTTTAGGCAACAAGCAATGGCGTGATCTGAATGGTGATCAAGAATGAGTAAGTTAAACACACCACCATATTCGCTAGAAGCTGAGCAGAGCGTTCTCGGTTCAATGCTAATCGATAACTCTAAGATTGATGATATCTGTGAGCACATTACAGCTGACGACTTTTATCTTAGCCAGCACAGAGCTTATTTCAATATATTTTCAACGATGCACAAAAACGGTAAAGCGGTTGACTTGGCTACAGTGACAGAGCAGTTAAAGCATGCTAACAGCGTTGAATTTGATAAGCGCGATCACGCTAACTTGGAATACTCATATTGCATTGAGCTAGCAAAGAATACCCCATCATCATCAAACGCGCCGATTTATGCCAAGATAGTAAAATCCCGATCAGTGCTAAGAAAGGTAATTGCATCAGCTCACGGGATGCTAGATCTCGCTTATTCCAAGCCTGATGATGTTAACCAGGTACTAGCAGACTGTGAACGGCTCCTATCAGACGCAACCGAAAGTTCGGAAGTAACAAAAACAGATAATTCATGCGCCGCAATACTAAAGGAAACGGTTGATTGGTTGGAGAAAATGAGTCAGCTCAGCGCCGATATTATTGGTAAAACCTCTGGTATTCAGGCACTAGATGAAAAGTTTAACGGCTTTAAAGATGGCACTGTGACCATTATTGCAGCGCGCCCCGCTATGGGTAAGACAACACTTGGGTTGCAAGTCATGGCAACTGAAGCGTTAGCTGGTGGTAACCCGTTAATATTTAGCCTAGAAATGCCACGGCATTCCCTAATGCTAAAAATGGCCTCATGGTATGCAAGTATTAACAGCTCAGTGCTTCAAAAGCCTAAGAACCTTCAGGATCAACACTGGGCCTCGTTGGGTAATGTATTAAAAGCCTTTAGACCCACCAAACTAGAAATCATTGATAGTGGTGACATGACGGTAAATCAGATCCGCATAGAAATGCGCCGGTATGAAAAACGTCACGGTAAACCTTCTATCGTGATGGTTGATTATCTTCAGTTAATTAAGGGTGAAGGAAAACCTGAAAACCGCACTCAAGAAATATCAAAAATATCAATTGGCATGACTCGTTTAGCCAAAGAATTCAATTGTCCGATCATCCTGTTGAGCCAGTTAAGCCGGGGCGTTGAAGAACGCTCTGACAAACGCCCAATGAACTCAGACCTGAGGGAGTCAGGACAAATTGAGCAAGATGCAGAGGACATTATATTTATCTACAGAGACGAGATATATAACGAGCAGACAAAGTTTAAGGGTGTTGCCGAGTTAATACTGGGTAAGTGTAGGAACGGCGTTGTAGGTACTACTAACTGCCTATTTGAGGGCCAGTTCTCACGGTTTACTCAATACGGCAATCAAGAATCATTGATTGAAGCCAAACCGAAACGCAGCTACGCGGATAAATTTCAATAATGACTAAGAAAGCGAGAACTGCAGCGGAAAAACGCCACCTATCCAGGGTTACTGAATTAGGTTGTATCGCGTGCACTATTCTTGGCTTTCACGACACCCCTAGTGAAATTCACCATATTCTTGAGGGGATGGGAATGGGCCAGCGTAATGATGATTACCATACCATCCCGCTATGTCCTTATCACCACCGGCAAGGCCCGAATGCAATTCATCAAAGCAAAGTTAAGTTTGAATATGAATTTGGCACAGAGATAGAACTGCTTGAAATAGTTAACAGGAGTCTAGGGTTATGATCAAGACCTACAACATTACCCCGGTACCTAAACCAAGAATGACACAGCGTGACAAGTGGAGTCGACGTGCTCCTGTTTTACGTTACAGAGCCTTTGCAGATGAATGCAGAAAACTAGGCGTATTTGTCCCTGAGTGCAATTACCACGTTACTTTTATTTTACCGATGGCAGCAACATGGACCAAGAAGAAAAAAGCCCTAATGAATGGTAAACCCCACCAGCAAACCCCCGACAAAGACAACTTGGAAAAGGCTCTATTAGATGCAGTGCACAAGCAAGATTGTGCCGTATGGGATGGAAGGGCCACAAAGCTATGGGGTGAGGTTGGCATGATAATAATTGAGGACGGCATAAAATGATCAGCTTACCAATTTGTACAGAGTGCCAGCAATCAGAAAAGCCTATGACTAATGAAGCGGGCTCTTCTTGGATATGTGACGACTGCAAACCTAAAACATACACAAGCAAAGTAAAAGAGTCTTGTGATAAAGCGATTGGTTTAATTAGAGCTGAACTTCTTTCTTATAAAGGTATAAAAATTATCCAAGATCCAACTGTTACGCCAGGTTATTACCGTGTTGGTAAGCTGCCAAAACTATCTGAATATTAAGGCTTTAAAATGAATAAATTTGATCAAATAGACGACACAGTTTACAGCTATGCAACGCTAAGACAGCAAGAGATTATTGATGCTATTGCCGAATGCGGTGGTATTCAGCAAAAAGCCGCTAAAAAGCTTGGTATATCGCATCAATCTGTCAGTGACGCGTTAAACAGTGCTATTAATAGAGCAGCCAAAAAGCACGGTTACAGTCCATCACACGATCTAACTAAACCAACGCCGGTGGGAGTGCCATTTAGTGGTGCATCAACACTATACAGACTGAAAGCACGTGATGATGATTCCGTAGGTACTGTAATGCAATGGGTTAAGTCAAACGTTGCACTAGGTGAGCAATTCAATGCCGCAAATAAGCTGTTAGAAGCCTTGATCAACGAGATAAAACCGTTACCGCTAATTAAGTACAGAAACAAACCTCAAAGTAGCAATCGATTTACCTGTATTCCTATAGGTGATCCCCATATTGGACTGTTAGTTTGGGCTAAAGAAACCGGTGAGGATTGGAACCTAGAAATTGCAGAGCGGGTTTATACCAAGGTATTTAAACGCCTGTTATCAGCGCTACCCGATACTGAAGAGTGCATTTTAGTTAATACAGGTGATGCCTTTCATGCGGATAACGCTGCAGGTCGCTCAACAAGAAGCGGTCACAGCTTTGATTTGGACGGTAGATATGGCAAATGGATTGATGCCGGATATCTGCTAATGCGGATGTTCACCGACTTATGCCTTAAAAAGTATAAGAAAGTCGAATTTATTAACGTACCTGGTAATCACGATGATGTGCTTGGAATGACGATCGGAAAGATGATCCGACAAGTTTACTCAGAGAACCCCAGAGTTACCGTTCAAGTTGGTGACAATCCATTTCAATACGTCCATAGAGAAAATGTGTTACTAGGCTTTGCTCATGGCCACACATGCAAATTGCCCAGCTTACCCGGCAAAATGGCTGACGACATGTACAAGTTATGGGGCAACAGCACATATAGGCACTGGATCACTGGCCACGTTCATCATAAAAGCTGGATACAGTTTAAAGAACATCCGGGTTGTAAAGTTGAAACGGTTGGCATAATACCACCAAAAGATGCTTATGCTCACGGTGGCGGTTATGGTGCCGGTAGAGGTATACAAGGCCTGATATTCGACAAGAAAATAGGGTATTTACCGCTCAGGGTTGAAGAGAACGTAAGGTCAACTGACTGATGAATGAATTAATCATATTTTGCTCACAGTTTCTATGCGTGTTCCTACTGGGGATCCAATCACTGATGGTCAGAGACTCAAACTGCTACGGCGCTGCAGTAGGATCATTACTCATAGGAATATCACAGTTTTATATATTTTCTGTGATAGGTGGCTTGTCAGCTAGTGACATAGGCAGTTCAAGTTTTATTGCGTTCGTGATTGCTGGACCTATTGCCATTGTAGTGTCAATTAAAACGCACCCACTCATTAATAGTCTGTTTAAGGTGAAAATAAAATGCTCATCGGATTAACTGGAAAAGCTCGAAGTGGTAAAGATACGGTGGCTGAGTATCTAAATAATAAACATATGTTTAGCCATTACTGGTTTAGTAAGCCAATGAAAGACGCTTGCAGGACTATATTCGGCTGGGATGATAGACACTTGTACGGTGATTTAAAGGAGGTGGTCGATCCTATTTATGGTATATCGCCCAGGGTAGCGCTACAAACCTTGGGAACCGAGTGGGGCCGCAATTGCATCAATCAAGATTTATGGCTGACTCGAGCTAAAGCAGAAATACTAAAGCATGAAAACATAACCATTAGTGACTGCCGGTTTGACAATGAAGCACAAGCCATTCTTGATATGGGCGGTTATATCATCGAAGTACAACGAAACAACGTTGAATCTGTGGCAGCACATACTTCAGAGCAGGGTATTAGTAGTGATCTAATAAGCTTTGAAGTCGAAAACAATGGAACGTTTGAAGAGCTATTTTCATTAGTGGATTACTTATTAATCATTAAAGATCCAAATTGATAAAAAAATAATTTAAAATTAGAGGTTTTTAGATATGGCTTTATCTGCCGGTGGTAAAATAATTCGTCACATTAAAACGCAGTTCGGATTAAAATATAACGATCTTGCTTTTATCTTTGGTTTTGGTGAAAACACAATAAAAAATTGGTGTAATGGTCATTCACGCCCTGCATTTGATGATGTACTGATAATTGCTGATTATTACAATTTAAACGTAAATGAATTACTTTCTGAAATCAATAAGGTGCGCGCAAATGATAACATTCGAAAGTGTACAAGCTCTATTAGTTGACTGGGGCCAATTTTGGGACGAAAAGGAACGCGGCTCAGGTTATGGTTCGAATAGTATTACTGGTAAAATGTGTGAAACATTAAGAACAGGCATATTTTCAGTTGGCACAGCACATATGGTTTCACACACCTCTGATGCTATAAACGTTCCTGAAAGACTATATTTAATAGATAGTGCAATAACAAGGCTGACCTTTAATGAGCGCAAATGGCTGGTGGCTAAGTATAAAAAGCCATTCAGAGGCAAGGAAGAACTAAAGGAACGTGTTAAATTTACAAATATGTTTATAGCCAAAGCAGAGCACAGATTATTAGGTATTTTAAATTAAATTTGATTAGTACTATATGTTGGTTTTAAAACGCCCTTTAAACCATGTATTATTTAGTACTATAGCGATACCATTGAATCATAGTTGTTACACTCCCTTTTAGCCCTGCCATTGTGCGGGGCTTTTTTATGTCAAAGAGTCTAATTAAATGAAATATTTCGACATCACAGAGTTCGACTGCAAATGCGGTTGTAAGACTGGCACGATGAATGAAGAAGTATTAGCAAGACTATCAACAGCTCGATTTGTGTCAAAAATCCCATTTATCATCACAAGTGGCTTACGCTGCAGGGCACACAATAAGCGCATTGGTGGGTCACCCTCATCTAGTCATATAGATGGTTTAGCAGTAGACATAAAAGCAACTAACAGCAACCACCGGCACATGATCCTTAAAGGTTTATTAGAGGCTGGGTTTAAGCGCATAGGTATTGCCAAAGACTTTATTCATGCCGATTGTGATAAAACTAAGCCACAACAACTTACATGGTTATATAAATGAGTTGGTTTGAGAATCCTATATCATCAGCAATCGACGGTATTGTTGGCATATTTAAGACTAAGCAACAACGCAAACTCAACATAGAAACTGCAGAAGGTAAGCTCAAGCTCGGTAAGCAGTCAGACCAAACCAGTATCACTCTCACAGATGCAGAGGGTGAGGCTATCCTAGCAAGCAAGACGGACAGCACATGGAAAGATGAGTATGTAACTATCATCATCACAGCACCGATGCTACTAATAGTAATTGGTACAGTCTATTTCGCTTTTACACAAGACGATAGGTTGTTAGTCGCTGGTGTGGAGTCAATCAAAGCATTAGAGGCAACCGGAATAGATATGGGGTTTATGATGGAGACAGTAGTATTAGCAGCGGTAGGCTTAAAGATATGGCGTAAGGCATAACGATGGCAGACATTACCCCTAAGAGAGATTGGCATATAGAGAAGTCAGTTAGTGTGGGCCATCTACTAACAACAGTGGTTATCATTGTTGGTATGCTTACCTACTTTGGTGAGCAAGATAAGCGCATATCATCCAACGAACTATCTATTGAGTTTATGAAGTCCCAAAGGTCAGAGGACCTAAGACGGATAGAGAAACGTTTAGACTTAATAGATAGTAAGTTAGATAAGATCATCAGTGCCAGTTCGACCAGGTAAAGCATGCAGGGTTAACCATTGCCCCATCATAGTGTTGGACCATTCACATCGTGGTTACTGTTTAGAGCATCAGGACAAAGCAGGGTGGAACGGCAACGAGAAGGACAAAGGAACAGCTGAACAACGTGGCTATGGTGCGCAGTGGCGTAAGCTTAGACAGGTTGTATTGAGTAGAGACAAGCACTTATGTCAGTCATGCTTACTTAGGGGGCAGGCTATTACAGGTACACATTGCGATCACATTAAGCCTAAGTCTAAAGGCGGTGATGATTCATTGATGAACCTTCAAATACTATGCCAACGTTGCCATAACATAAAGACAGGCTCTGAATAAGTATACTTATACACAGATTAATACATAGTTATCCACAATATAATATATATCGTTCAATTAATGCACTAATAACAATACTTATCCACAGTTAGGGAGGGGCGGTTGCAATCCCTGTGGATAAGTATATGCAGCAC